TGCTCTAGCCCTTCTTTGCGAGGTATTCACAAAGCAATATGGGCTTCTGAACGCTAGTGGAAGAAGCGGGGTTGACAACCAAGATTGGGATAATTTTGCACTTGACCATGAGCTTGCGTCTGACTATCGGTGATGCATGGAAAGCAATTGGTCTGTCTATCAAATCTCATTTAGAGAGGTTGAGCCTTGGCTATTGAAGCGTCATTACGCTAGGCGCATCCCCCCGATCTCATATGCGTTTGGTGCATTTGAAGGCAAGTGCCTTATAGGGGTTGTCACCTATGGCGTTCCATTAAGCTCGACACTACGGACTGGAGTATGCGGTGAAGAATATGAACCAATGGTTTTGGAGTTGAACAGGCTTTGCTGTAAGAACGAAAAGAATATAGCAAGCCGCTTGGTATCAAATTCAATGGACTTGATTCCAAAGCCAAAGATTATCGTCAGCTATGCCGACTCATCGCAGGGGCATGTGGGTTATGTTTACCAAGCTACCAACTTTTTATATACAGGACTGACTGCAAAGATGATGGACTGGAAAGTAAAGGGAAGGGAGGGACTTCATCATTGCTCAATAGGAGATGAGTTCAGGGGGCAAGAGAAAAGATCACAGAAGATGAAGGACAAGTACGGAGATTTGTTGTACCAAGAGGAGCGTTCAAGGAAGCACCGATATGTTTTCTTTCTTGGAAGCAAAAAGGAAAAAAAGAAAATGAAATCTTGCCTTAAATACGAGATCCATCCATACCCAAAGGGCGATGTCAAAAGGTATGACGCAAGTGCAAGTATTGACACGCAGATGCTTTTAATATCTTAATACACTATGGAAAAAACAAAACTGGTGCGTAATGCACCCCATCAAAAATACCATCTAGCCGATGGAACCCAAGTGCCGGGTGGTAGCACTATTTGCAAGATCGGTGATTCGGCTGAACCTCTTATTGCATGGGCATGGAAACTTGGCACACAAGGCAAGGACTATCGCAAGGAGCGAGACAAGGCCGCTGACATCGGCACGATTGCTCACTTTCTCATAGAAGCCTTTTTAAACGGATTTGTCGCTGATTTGTCCGACTACGGACAGGATGACATCGACAAGGCGTTGGGTTGCTATAACAAGTTTGTAGATTGGTGGGATGAGCAGAATCTAGCCAAGGTCGCCACGGAGATTCAGCTAGTCAATGAGGCGTATCGCTATGGAGGAACGATTGACCTTATAGCAAAGCGATCCAGCGGAGATCACTACCTAATTGACTTTAAGACCTCCAAGAAGATCAGCGATTCATACTGGAGGCAATGTGCTGGTTATTCTGCCCTGTGGAACTGCAATCAAAAAGAAAGCGGTGCTTTTAATGATCCTTGTGGAGTTTTGCGAACGCATGAATATTTCCAGAACCAGATTAGTTCCGTTGCCATCGTTCGCATTGGCAAGGAAGAGGAAGGAGACTTTGAAGTGGTATGGAAGGACGATCTCTCAAAAGAATGGTTTGTATTCCAGAAGCAAGTTGAGCTTTACTGGGCTATGCAAGCCGCCAAGCCAGAGCCAAAGAGGAAGAAAAAAGCATGACCACTCCAGTTAGCCTAGACGCGGAGAAAGCATTTCTTTCGTGTGCTATCCAGAACATCAGCATTCTTAACGAGGCCGCTGACTATGCCACGCCAAAGCTATTCCATCACCCTGCCCACAAGCGGATCTTTGAGTCTGCTTTAGAGCTATGGAAGGAGGGAAAGGATTGCGACCTAGTAACCCTCACCGATGCCATGAGCAACGCAGGGACGCTGGAGCTTGCAGGAGGGGCTTTATTCCTTGCGGAGTGTTTTATTGCTCCAGCCGTGACTGGAAACTGGCGTGAGTATTTGGAGATCCTGCGCCATAAGCACACGGCTAGGCTTGCCATCTGTGCCGCAGAGCGGATCATTGCTTCTGCACAGAATCCAGCCGAGGCAGGGGAGCTATCCGAAGTAGTGCAGAAAGCTCTGGTGGCCGTAGCCGCTGATGCCGAGAGCAAAGGGCGTATTGAATCCGTTGCTGAAGTGGCAAACAATCGCCTAGCCGCATACGAGGAGATGGTAAAAAACAAGGGCAAACTCATGGGAATCACCACGGGGTTCAAGCCCCTAGACGACATCACAGGCGGTTTTCGCCCCGGTCAGGTGGTGGTTGTTGGGGCTCCCACAAAAGGAGGGAAGACCGCCTTGGCCTTAAACATGGCTATGAGGGCGGCAAATCATAGTCATCCTGTGGGTATCATCTCCCTTGAGATGGGGTCAGGAGAGCTTCTGGACAGGCTTATAGCGGCTTATTCTGGTGCAGACATATCTATGCTCTCAAAGAATCCCACGCCCGACTTAATGAACAAAATCCGCTGGGGAATCAGTCAGGTATCCAAGCTACCCATCTACATCCGAGATGAGGCAGGGATCAACCCCCTCCAACTTCGTGCCGCCGCTAGAAGGATGGTGGCGGTTCATAAGATCCAGCTCCTTGTGATTGACTACCTCCAGCTTATCGAACCCCTAAACCGCAAGGATAGTCGAGAGCAACAAGTGGCAGAATCCAGTCGAACGATCAAGCTACTTGCCAAAGAACTTAGAATCCCAATCATCGCCCTCACACAACTTAACGCTGACGGCGAGAGTCGTGAGTCAAGGGCAATCCAGCACGATTGCGACCTCATGCTCAAGATAGCCAGAGACGAGGAGAACGAGCATGATTGGTGGCTGAATATAGTCTTGTCTCGCTCCACGCCAACAGGCAGAATACCACTTTCCTTCCGCTCCGAATACCTTCGGTTTGACGAAAGGGATTAACCAAAAACAAACAATGCAATACGATAACGAAAAGAGGTTTGTCCTCTTCCCCAAAAACAACGCAAACCCCAAGGCTCCTAATTGGAGTGGAACCATTACCATCGACGGCAAGGAGTGGGAGATGAGTGCTTGGAACAAGACTGGCAAGAACGGCGGCGAGTTCTTGTCTGGCTCAATCAAGGAGCCATTCAAAAAGGGTGTTGACTCGCACAACAAGGCCAAGTCAAATGGCTATTCACCAAAAGATCGTGCGAATGACGGGGATGACATCCCATTCTGATATTTAGCTCGGTGCTAGTTGCAAAGAGCCCCTTCCTGTAGTCGTGTGCGGGAGGGGGTTTCTTTTTTTGAAAATAATTATTGACGCACCACGATAATCTGAAAGAATCAGATTAACCGCTACAACCAGCGGCGATCAAAATGAAAAACACACACGCAGTTATTGACAACATCCAGCCACTCCTCCATGTCGCCGTAAAGATGGCAGACAGGCATGGCATGGACGAAATCCGAATCAGCAAATCACGAGCAAGCGAGATCCTGCATCTCGCCATTGCCGCCGATAAGGAACTCGAATCCAACTACGCTGAACCCCACCACTTCGCCCACCTTGACAGCATCTTCGCAGGTGCTTCATCCATGAACACCGCAATCGCCGCCTCACTAAAATGACCATCCTAGTCATCGCCCTTGGAGTCATCACGCTTGCCGCTGGCCTCGCAGTCTGGAGCTTCCAATTGCTTGAGTATAGCCGCAAGCGCACCGAGAAGAACATTGCTCTCTTCTACAGAGACAAGCCTATGGAGGCCACGATGTTCCTTAACCGCATCTCGCTGGAGGAGACCAAGAAAGAGATCAATAACACCAAGCACAAACTAGAGCATGGGTACTGAAAACGAATACATCAGAGACCGAAATATGGAACTTCAAAGCAAAGTCTTGTGGTTGCAGGGGGAGCTTGACGGCCTTCTCCGCACCCTAGAGGACATCCGAACCCTTAACTCTCTTGGCAAGACAAGGGAGATCACCGACGAGATCATTAACCCAATCCTAAAAGCATACAACCGATGATATACGACCACACTTGCCAAAATGGTGAATGCCGTTTTGAGTTTCCAATCAGAGTAGATAGTGCTGGCGTTTGGGAAGAAAGCTGTCCTAAATGCGATCACGAGATCGACGCTGACGAGGTGATCGAAGCAACGAAGCAAGACCCCGACTGTTACGAGGAGGAGGCATAATGCAATCTGAACTAGACTTCACGCCCCCTCTACCGGAGGAGAAGGAAACCAGCATTTATGCTCGCTTTAAGCGGTTCCATGCCGCCAACCCCCATGTGTACGAAAACCTAGTCAAGCTGGCTAGAGACTTCCGAAGCAAGGGCAGTAACCACAATCGCAAGCTGGGCATAGGTATGCTCTATGAGGTTCTACGCTGGAATTACTATCTCACCACCGAAGGCGAGGAAGAGTTCAAGCTATCTAATGACTTTAGGGCGGCCTATGCCCGCCTTATTATGGAGCGTGAGCCAGACCTAGCAGACGCATTTAACATCAAACAATCAGTAATCGACACAGAATAAACCAACAACAAACAAAACAAAATGAGCAACATTATTATCCCATCTAACATTGACGAAACATCCGTGAGGGTTCCCATGCAGTTCCCCCTTCGGGCACAGGACGATTCAGTAGTTGACGCTGAAGGCCGTGAAGTATTCACCATGAGCGAATCCATCTCTATCGGGGAGTCTCTAAAGTTCTGCAAGCTGTTTGCAAAGGCTCCAGAAATGTTCCAGATCCTCGGTGATGCCTATGTGCTACTTACTCTGATTGCCAAGAATAGCGGAGAGACTGACCACGGGAGCGAAGGAGAGGACAAGGAGAAATGCCTACTTTGCCGCATGGAATCCGTACTCGGAGCCATGAAATGAGCAAACCGCACCAAATCGCCCTTCACCTTGTCTGCATGATCCGTAGGCCGTCCGGGTGGAGATTCTACGCCCCAAGGAATAGGCCGAGCTTTAACCCTTAACTAAAACCCCCGCCGCAATATGAAAACAGATACACCAATAACAGATTCATCTTTAATTGAATTAGAACAATTTGCTCCAACTGGATTGCTGGAATGTTCCAGAAAATTAGAAAAAGAACTTTCGATGCAAAGAGAAATTACACAAGGCTGGCTTATTTCTAGGGATATTATTATTGAAGAAAGAAATGAACTAATTGATTTATTGACAATAGCACTTCCGTATGTTGAAGAAAGCAAAGAATTTAATAAAAACAAAAAATTGTCAAAAAAGATCAGAGAGAAAATTCAGAGCTTTAACCCTTAACTTAAACCCACAACACCGCCACATAGCCGACACCCTAGCAGAATCCGCCGAGGAGATTAAACAATGACAACACCGAACACCGCCGCCGACCAATGAGCAAGGGCAATCGCCCTCGCAACTATGTTCCCCACAACAAGTGGGCTCACAGGGACACAGCCAACGGAGACGATTGGGAAGCCTACCTTCTCAATCTCTCCCGCACAGTTGGAGCCGCTTGCGACAAATGGCTTGCCGCCAGAGGTATTGAGTCACTTCAGTTTCAAGGGAGCAGGAGATTCAACGAGGAACAGGTGAAAACACCTAGTCAAAAAGCTCCATGAAATCGCAAGCAGGAAAAGGGGACACTCCTCGACCATACAGCCCCACAAAGTACGCTGTCGGGTGGGATCTTATATTCAAAAAGAAGGGAAAAAGCCCCATGAAATCGTCGAAAAGACCTAGTAAAAAGACCTAGTAAAAAG